ATCACCACGTCCAGCGTCTCCCGGTACATCCCAAGGAAGCGGCTGCCGGAGTAGCCGGCGTTGGCGCCGTGCTGGATGCTGGCGGAGGGCTCCGCCTCCTCCACGTCCATGATGTGCACGGACGGGGCCAGGTCGGCCATGCTGATGCCGCGGAAACGTGCGTCTATCCACCACTTCTTCATGCGGTCTCATACCTTTCCTGATACTCGCGCCAGCCAAGGTCCCCGTTCACGGTGGAGGAAACCGCATGGCCCACGGCCACGCCGTCCATATCCACCACGATGGTGCTGACCGCGTCCCGGACCGCGGAAGCCACAGCCGCCGCGAACACGCCCTCATTCATGCCGGTGGCCTGTCCGGCTGCCATCGCGCCCAGGTCAAAGCCGCCGACAGCCGCCGCGGGCTGGGTCGTGGTTGCCGCCACCATGGCGCCGACGGCCTGCTCCACCCGGCTCACGCTGCCGGTGATGCCTTCCGCGAAGCCCTGCGCCGTGTACGCGCCCAGCTGGGCGAAGACCTTCGACGGGGAGTGGATGTCCAGCGCGCGCTTCAATGCGTTCTGGGCAATCTGAGCAACATACTCCGACGCGGTCTTCACTTCCGGCGCCTTGTTATAAATGCCCTGCGCCACGCCTTCCGACGTGCGCTCGCCCAGGTCGATGGCCGCGCCCACCGCGCCATCCTCATCGAAGCCAAAGTCCGCCAGCGGGAAGTCCCCGATGGCAGACGGGTCCGCGCCCTGCTGGAGCTGCTCGGCCATTTCATTGATCCGGTTGACGACCTGCTCGTATCTGTATTCATCGCCCTGGAAGGCGTCAGACAGCTGCACCCACACGTCATCGAAAGGATCAGAGCCGCCGCCCTTCACATAATTCCACGCAGCGGAGGCTGCGTCTGCCCTCTTCTTCCTCCACACGGCAGTTAGATGTTCAGACATCGCTTTCTGAGCGGCAAAAGCGTCGTCCCCGCCGAAAATCCCTTCCGGGTCCGCTTCCACGTCATAGTCCGGGTCGGCGGTCCACCTGCCGTTTTCGTCAAACATGTCGTCGTTCCCGCCCTCGGCCGGCTTCAGGACCAGGTACGCAGCCAGGCCCGCACCGCCCAGCACCTTGGCCGCTGTGGAGCCCAGGAAGCCAACAGCCTTGGAGAGGAATCCACCCGCACCCGCAGCCGCAGCTCCGCCGCCTGTTGGTGCGCTCGGTGTCGGTGTCGGTGTCGGCGTGTTCCCGCCGCCGCCGAACAGGCTGCCAAGCTTGTCAAGGGGGAGCACCTTCAGCAGCCGCACGAACTCCAGCACGGTGGAGGCGACCTTCAGGCTGCCCCAGGCGACGCCCATGCCCTTGATGATCCCGGCGACGGTGGTGCCGTTCTCGCTGATCCACTTCAGCGCGTCGTTCAGCCCCTGCACCGCGCCCTTGGCCGTCTCCACCAGGGAAGCAAAGCCGGAGCCGCCCTCGCCCACCAGATTGGTGATGATCCCCGCCAGGGCTTCATTCAGCCCGGCAAGGGCTTCCTGCCCTTCCTCGGACTGCACGAACTCATCCAGCGCGCTGACCGCCGTGCTCATGGCCTCGGCCACCTGCTGGAAGGTCGGGGCAAGGGCCGCCAGCGCATCGTATTTCAGCTTGTCGAAGCGGGCGGAGAAGTCCTGCATGGCGTCATCCACGCCGCCCAAAGCCTGCACGTTCTCATTGCTGACCACGGCAACTTCCCGCGCCTGCTCGGTCATATCGTTCCAGGCGCCGGAGCCGGCCTCGATCAGCGGCATGAGCTTCCGCCAGTCATTGCCGAAAACCTTGGTGGCCTTCTCCGCACGGGTGCTTTCGTCCGTCATGCCGTGGAGGGAATCGATGGCGTCCCAGAAGATGGCGCTGGCCGGGCGTGCGTTGCCGGCTGCGTCCTGATAGGCCACGCCGATGCCCGCCATGGTCTCGGCGAACTCGGTCGGGTTCTTCATGCCCTTGTTCAGGTCCTGAATGCTGGAGGCGATGGTCTCCACGGAGGTATCAATGAACCGGGCAGCGTACTGCCAGCTCTGATACGTCTCCGGGTCCATGCCCAGCTCCGTCGCGTTGGTGATGATGTCATCCGCCCAGGCGCCCGCATCCGCGCCCAGATCAAAGACGCCCTTGGCCGCCCTTGCCGCCGCGCTGATCACGCCCTCCAGCTTGTCCTTCAGGGAGGTGATCGCCTGGGAGGCGCTGGCCAGATCCACGCCGGTTCCGATCTTCTTCAGGCTCTTCTGCAGGGTGTCGGCGCTGGCTGCCGCGCTTTCGGTGGCGGTGGTCTCCGTCTTCAGGCCGCCCTCCACGCTGGCCAGCTGCGTCTCCATCTGCGTCAGGGACGCCTTGGCCGTGTTCAGCTTGGTCTGCCAGGTCTGAAACTGCTTGGACGCCGGGCTCACGCCGTTGGCCGTCAGGGCCTTGATGGCGCCCTCCGCAGCAGCCACGGCGGATTTCTGCTCGGTGATTTTCCGCTTCAGGATGTCCGCCTGTGCCGCGGCGTAGGCCTGGGCGTCGCCGGTGGCCTGAAACTGTGCCTTGGCCAGCTTCTCTTCGGAATTGAGCATCTTGACGGCAGACGCGGCCTGCGACATGGCGGATTTATACTGCTGCTCGCCTTCCAGCTTGAAACGGGTTTTAATCTCACGGGTCGCCATGCAAAATCACCTCAGTCGTAGATCCGCTGCTTCTTCCGGCGGATGCCGTGCTCATCATCGTCGTACCGCTGGCGCATGACGTACAGGTCGCAGATGGCGCCCGGATACATCCGCAGCATCTCATCCACCCGCAGGCCGGACACCAGCCCGTAGTGCATCAGCCGCCGGCACGTCAGCCGCCCGTCGGCTCTTTTTTTTTGATATCGTCCAGGACCACGTCGCGCTCCTGATCGTCGCCGTCCTGATCGGTCTCCATGCGGAGGCCGTCCGCCAGCGCGTTCATGGCGGCCACCTGGATCTCCACCAGGCGCACCGGCGCGATGGGCAGGTGCTTCCCCAGCCATTCCAGATCAATGTCCGGCTTGCGGCCTTCCTCTTTCTCGCCCTGCTCGATGGCGGCCAGCAGCATCACCCGCAGGCCGCTGGGCCTGTTCAGCATCTCCGCCGCCTTGTCCAGGGTGAAGTCCGGGGACAGTTCTTCCAAACGGCACAGCGCCGCATAGTTATACAAAAGCGCAAACGTGCGCTTTCCAATCTTCACCGGGGTTGTCTTCATCATCAGTACCTCCGAAGATGATGCAAAAAGCACCCGCGCAGACTTTCAAGCCTGCGCGGGTTGCCTTGGTCAGATGCCGGCCAGACCGTCCAGCCAGGCCTCAGCCGCCGCCAGGGTATCAAAGCTCTTCTTCTGGCGGAAGACGTAGCCTTCCACGCCCTGCACCTCGATGTCAACGCCCATGGCGCGGCCATTCAGGGTCGGGGTCTGCCACTCGATGCTCTCGCCCTTGGTGGCGCTGTTCTCCGCGTTCTCAGAGAACTGCACCTTATACAGCCACACACCCTGATAGGACGTGACGCCGCGCAGCCTGCGGACGCGGATGTAGCCGACGCCCACATAGCCGGAGGCCACGTCGGAATCATAGGCCACGTTGTCCACCAGCTGCATGCCCAGCAGCAGCTGCCGCGCAGCGTCGCTCAGATCGTCGGTGCCCAGCTCCAGATCGATGCTGGTGATGGAGTTGTCATCCTCGACGATGGTATCATCCGCATACAAGGGGTTGTCATTGTGGTTGATGGTCAGATTGCCGGTGATGGCCTTGCCGATCACCATGCCGCCGGTGTACACGGGGGCCGCGCCGTCCGCCTGGGAGAAGGCCGCCGCTACCGGGTGCTGCATCCCAATGAATGCCATACTTTTTCACTCCTTATCAGTCGGAGGCGGGGATCTCCCCGGTCTCCAGGTATTCCGCCCACATCGCCTCAAGTTTCTCCTGGATCAGCGGCCCGGCAGCCTCGTCCGCATCGTCCACCCAGTAGGACGCTGGGATGCTGCTGGAACCGTAGTGCAGGATGAAGGCCTTTTCGGCGTTGCGGACGCTCCGGTCTTTGCCGTTTTTGCTTGTGCGCTTGTGCCTGCGCTGCGGGTACACGTCCCGGTACAGGACGCCGCCCAGGTTGTGAACCGGTTCCGGATAGTCAATGCTTTTGATCATGGTGCCGGTGTCTACATGCCCGTGGGCTATGGCCGCGTCCACCCAGGCCTGCCGGATGATTTCCACAGCGGCGTTCACCATGGCTTCGGCCATGGGCCCGGAGGTCTCTCCGCGCCGCTCCATATCGGAAATCAGATCGTCCAGGCCGGAGGAATCAAAGCTTGCCATGTCAGTAGCCCTCGCAGCTGAAAATGTGGTGGATGTAGCCGGTCTCCGGCTCGTGGTCCACGTCCACCCGTACCGCGATGCGCGGATCGGCGTCCAGCGCACGAAAAAGCGCCAGGGCCACCGGGTCGCCTTCCGTCTTGGTGAAGCGATGCACGGTGAATGCCCAGGCGTCCGCGTGATGTCCGTCCGCCGTGAAGTCCAGCAGCCGGGTCTCTTCCCAGAAGCTGTAGTCCGCGCCGGTGCCCATGGTCCAGTAGTGCCGGATATCCGGATCGACCTCCACCAGCAGGGTTTTGATTTCGTCCAGTGTCACGGCTGCACCACCTCCAGCGTCAGGTCAGTGATCGGGGTGGGGCCGTCGTCGTCGGTGCCGTGGTAGGCCCTGGTGATCTGGTAGATCGTGTCCGCCCCGGCGGGGTCGGGCCAGTCTTCCAGCTCCCGGAGGATCACCACGTCGTGCTGCCGGATCTCGCGGTTCTGCAGCACCCGGATGCGGGCGTCGGCCTGAAGGGACTTCCGCCCGTCCGTCTGCCAGGCGGGGGAGGTCTCGAAGTCCAGCTCCCCGTACCAGCTGTGCCAGATGGGCGTATGCACCGGCACCGGCATGGCGCCGGGCTGCGCCGCGTCCGTCCGGCGGAAGATCGTGCAGATGCCTGTGTCCAGGATCATGCCTCCACCCCCTGCCGCACCCACCGCTCCCGGCGGGCCAGCCTGAGCCAGTCCGGCATGCTGCCGGCGCTGTCCCGGTTCTGGTACTTCCAGACGGTGTAGTCCACGGCCAGCATCAGATCCTCAGCGGAATCCGTCAGGCTGATGCCGGTGCCTTCCAGCTCCTGCACGGCCGCGTCCAGCCGGGCCATCAGATAGGCGTCCAGGCTGGTGTCGGTCTGCAGCCGGTTCAGGCGGCTTTTCACCATCCGAAGGGCGGATTCTCGGTTGATCGTCGCCACGGGTCATGCCCCCTTTTTGGGCTTTGCCTTTGCTTTCGGCTTTGCCGCCGGGGCCTTCTCGGGCTCAGCGGGCGCTATCAGGGCGGCGCGGCCTTCGCCTCCGCACAGCTCCGCGGCCTGCTTGTCATCCGGCGTCACGCCCGGCGCGGGCCAGGTGTCGCCTGCGTGATACAGGCGGCACCCGCCGCGTACGTCAACAAAGGTGGTCAGGACGCGATAGACGGCCATCAGTTGGCGGTATCGCTGGCGAAGGTCATGGTCGCGTTGGGCGTGGTGCCCTTGATGCCGATGGCCACGAAGGCTTCCGCGATGGCAG